GTGATTGGAGGTTCATCTTCCATATCGTCTTGATCAACCCAAACGTTTGTATTTGAAATAAGCCATCTTCTAGCCTCTGAACGTCTAATGATGTTGTCTCTAAATGCTGTGATGACTTCCTGAACTGTCTCTGATTGTTTGATTGGTGTTTCAAAGTATACTGTAATATCATCCATGTTTAGACCTCTCTTACTGAGATAAGGAACTAGACATAATCTTTTGAATTGGTTAGCAAATCTTTCTTGGATTCTTTTTACCTTTCTGATGAGAACTGAATCTGTGCTTTCTGATGCTGCTCTAGCGGTAAATCCTGCGTTGAAGAATTGTAATGGGAACTTGCTTCCTGGTTCTAACAAGTCTCTTTGTAGGTGTTCAATCCATCCTTCAAATTTGGAGTTTCCTGATGCTTCTACAATGCTTGTCTCGAATTTCTTATCTGTAACTATCTTTGAGCCTTTCTTCATCTTCTTTAGGTTATCTGCCTGAGTCTTGATGAATTGTTCCCCTGCATCCTCAAAGTAGAACATTACTGTAGGATCTGCATGACCTTTGATAATCTCAACCATGTTATCCTCTACCTCTTTCATCTGAATAAGTGGAGAATCATAAATAATTCCTGTTCTTGGATCAGTATAGTCAGTTAGTATGCTGTGGAACAGTCCTCTAGCAAATGGTTCTCTTGCTACGTTAGTTAGTTTGAAATGTACGACTTCTTTTGGCTTTAATAGTATCTCTTTATCATTAACCTTCTGAACATAATACTTTATTCTACCCTTATCGTCTCTTACTATTGATTCCATAGTAGTTATTGGTACTTCTACAAATTCTGCTCCTGTTGGGTCTTTTTCATAAATCAAATTACCTGTTCCAATGTAAGAATATAATCCATCTTCAATAATTTCCTGCATACCTATCTCGTCAAACCATTCATCTACTGCTTTTTGGGTTTTTTTGTTCTTTGCAGTTACTTTAAGGCCTTTTCCTATTACCATTTGAATATAAGTCTCTATTGCCAAGTTTAATCTAGGATCTTGGTTAATTGCATCCAAAGTTTCTACAAAAGGTCTATCTGGAGCCAGTTCTTGTTGATAATCTGACTGATTTACCTCACTTTTTTGATTAAATGCCTCAATTACCTTAACAGAACCCTCATAAACCTCTTTTTTTGGAGTAATTTTGGGTAAAACTGCACCTTTTGGGTAAATAACGTCTCCATTTGACCTAATTATAGGACTTTTCATGGTTTTTTAATGTTATCTGAGAGAAAAGGAAGTATTAATCGTATTCTAAGAATAATTCATCTGAACCATTTACTCCAACTGCTGTAATTCTTGATCCAGATACCTCTAATCTTAATCTTACTTTGTGTAATCCATGTGCATGAGGTGTCGCTCCATTACCAAACTTCATTAGAAATGTTCCATCATTGTTTAATGTTAGATTTTGTGTAGAGGAAAATACAGTTTCCCCTTCTTGGTTTATCAATCTGAAAGTTCCTGTGAATCCAGAAATATCCCTTGCATTAGTGAATGTGTTTTCATCATAGACTGTGCCGCTCAAGTCATAAGTCGCACTATCAGTATAGTCCAACTGACCCCAAGTTTTCTGGTCTAATTTCAGGTATAAAACCATGCTTTATATACTAAAGCAAAGTATTAATAGAAGCATTAAGAGGAAATTGTATGGACACCATGACTAGATTTTTATCAAAAATAGAATTGAAAGATAATGGATGTTGGGATTGGAAGGGATCTAAAACTAAGGAAGGTTATGGTAGGTTTGCATTTAATAAGATAATGGTAATTGCTCATAGATTTAGTTATGAAGTGCATAAACAATGTATTCCTATAGGTATGGAAATTGACCATTTATGTAAAAATAGGTCATGCGTAAATCCTGAACATTTAGAAGTAGTTACGCATACCACTAATATTCGTAGGAGTGATAGGTGGGTAAAATGTTAGCAGTTCATACTCCTAGTCCAGATATAGAATGGTATTGGGATGACAGTCCTAAGAAATTCCGTATGAAAGGAGTTATGATCAATAAGATAATTGAGGATATGCGTAAGGATCAATGTCATGAGATACTTAGATTCCCTATGCACTTATCTGATGAACAATGTATGAATCAACTTCGTATGAATACAGATCCAAATGTTATTCTTTATATAGCCATGATGAAGGGTGTAACACCGATTGTAACAATAGGACAGTTCAAATCATTCATAGCCTCATTTGCCAAAAAGGAAGAAGATAAAAAGAATACAAGGAAACTGCCTAATTTCTATAAAAAGTCTAAGTAACTCCTGCTACAGTTCCTATTCCCATCTTGTAATAGTATAATGCTAAAAGGAAGGCATCTCCCAAGTCGAATGGATTTTGTTTGGTCTTGTTTGTACCTCCCTTTTTGTTATACTTTATGGTCATTAACTGTGATTTAAGTTTTCTGAACTTTGGGTGTATCTCTACCTTCTGAAAGTCTACTGCATTTGCAGCAAAGTTTAGCATCTTCTCTCCGTACTGTGAGAAATTGACAGGTTGAACGTTCATGTGGTATTTATCCCTCAAGTCTCTTATTCCTTCAGGCCATGAACCGTCTATGAACAGTCTCTTTGTTTTGAATCTTTCTGATAACAGTTCTATTTGTCGGATAATGTCGATATAGCTAGATCGTTCATAGCTTTCTGCAAAAATAACACTAATTTTAGCTTTTCTTTTTTGGGTAATGCATATACCAAATTCTGACGAGCCAAATCCAGGATCAATCCCGATAACTCTATCATTTGTGTCATCTCCGTCTTTCCATTCGTATTCTTGATTACAACATTCTTCAAGTCCTTCAGGGCTAAAGATATCTCCAACATTCTTTCCCCATATTCCGAGATATTCTCTTTCATAACTTCTAGCCTCACTTGCCTTGTCTATAAACTCTTTAGAGAAGATAGATGTCTTGGTAACTGGATCTTTATGTAGACCTGCTTCAACATAGAAATGGAATCTTTTATATATTGACTTTTCTGGTCCTGATTCAGGTTCTTGCATAATGTCGTAAAAAAAGCCTGCTGGTTCTTCTCCCGCTGTAGATACCCATACAACCCACGAATCTGATTTACCAATATATCTCTCTCCGACTGTTCTAACGATTGAATCGTCTCTAAGTTTGAAGAAAGCGGCCTCATCCCCAAAAAAGACACTAACTTTTGGTTTACCTCTTGCTGAATGGATGTTATTAGACGGATAGCACTTAATTCTTCCTCCATTGACTTCGAGTTCGTACGCACCATGATCTATATATCCCAATCCTTTCTTAATTAAAAAGGCTTTCGCTCTCCTGATAAGGTCTTGTGCTAAATCTACGTTAGGTCCTGTAATGACCATTGCTTCCTTATCCTGAAAGTAAGGGTCGGTGTAGCACTTCCATAATATCCAGAGCAGGATAAATTCTGTAAGTCCAAGTCCAGTAGCCTTGTAGACACAAAACCACTTGCAGGGGTTTGTTCTTTCCGAATCAAGTTTTTCCATTTCCATTTCGTCAAGTATGTCAGTCTCGTACTTGTAACATGGATGATATATTCCATCCCTCTCAGGGCCACCATTAGGATAAAACACATAATGCCAAAAGCAACAGTCCTCATCTTCTGAAACAGAGTTCTTGCACCAGAAACGATTTGGCACAATAGGCGTGTCTCTTGTTGTCGCATTACTGATCAGTTGATGTGTCTCTTTGCTCGCTAGTCCTTTGGGTATTATCCTCCACCTCTTTTATTATTCCTTGTTTTGGTTGTAACTTTTTCTTTTCTAATTGTAATTTCTTAACTTGTAACGGAAGTTCTGAATCCTGTAACATTCTGAACCTGTCAATCTTTACCTCATGTCTATGTCGTCTTAGTTTCAATTCCAATTCTATATCATCTTTTTCATGTGCCAGTTTGATTAGATCGTCTATTGCTGCAACATCCTGATCAAATCCTTCCTTTGCCCTGATAAACTCTCCAATGTAAGTATCTAGTGCTGACTCGTTGATTGTGTTTTCCAAGTCCTCTCTTATTCTTACTATGTGATAGTGTATTCCTGCTGGAGTTGTCTTTCCGAACTTTGACATTAGTTCTGAATCTCCGTTTATTTCATTTGCTATCTGGTATGCGTTCCTCTGTTTGTATACCCATTGATTAAAGATATAATCCTTAAACTCTTTGGATAAGTCAG